TGCAAGGGCCTTGTGAGATTTTTTTTTGCCGGTCGTCGGGTCAGAATGGGATGTTGATGAGATATCGCTCGCACTCGTGCGGCTCGTAGATGCGCTCTGTCGGTATGGCGCATTCATACGCGGCGCATCCGGCACCGCTGGCGTTGGCTTGGTAGTGCTCACAGGTGGCGCATCGCTTGGCCTGTGCCAGTTTAACGGCGGCTTCGTATTGGGCTTTGTGGTCGGTGCTCATAGCATGTCATCCTCGGGTCGTTGGGTTGATTCGTGCCACACGGCGGGCCGGTGGCCTTGGCGCTGCACCAGCCATGAGCCGGTGCCTGCGATCTTTGACAGCAGCATCCACGGCAGGCGGCGGGCCTTGCCTTGCGTCATGGCTTGCGCTCGGTGGGCGGTGGTGATGCTGACAGTATTTTTGACTTCAACGGCCCAGGCTTTGCCGTCGGGGTCGGTGGCGATCATGTCCTCCACGGCCGTGCCCGCGTTGAGTTCGGCGGTTCGCCAGTCCCTGCCGTGCAGCAGGGCCTGCGCCTCGCGTTGCCCGCGACGGCCTTTGTCTCGGCTGGCTTTGCTCATGGCTTTTTCCAATACCGACTGTTGTTTCCAGAGTTGCAAACTTGGATGCACTTGAAGTCATAAGTCAAAACTGATGCCACTAACATGCGCCTTTGTGGTGCATGTGCGTTTGGTATTGCGGCCAAATCGTAAAGTTGCTGAGCCTTAAATCTGTCTGGCAGGTCATTCCACACTGACAAAATCATGTTGTAGATTCTTGCGCGGTTGACAGTGGTTGATGCTTCCACTTGCTTTTCGTGTCTCATCCCCACACCCTCTCAATCACCCGGTGAAACTTCCCGTCGCGCTTGAACTTCAGCAGCGCCGGGGCTTGTGATGCGGTCAATGCCTTGGCCATTTCGGTGAGGTCGTCGCTCAGATCGTCGGCCCCGCTTTTCAGTGCGATGCTGATAACCTGGCGGCGGGCCTTTTCACCAGCGAACCCTTCATGCAAGACGGGCAGATACTCGGTCACAATGGGATCAGCCAGCCCCCCGTAAAACGTGCAAGAAAGCATGTCCTTGCCACTGGTGCGACTGGTGTGCTTGCGCCATGCCCAACCGGTGACGGCCATCTCCTGCGGCTCTAGGCCCATAATGTCGTCGTTGGCAAGGTGCAGCGGCTTTTCGACCTTCTCCGGCGCGGGCCATTCGTGGCCGCAGGTTGGGCAAGTGCGGCAGACTTGGCTGACGATCTCGGCGCAGTTGGGGCAGTCTTTGGTGCGTGCCTCGCCTTCGCCCTTCTTGGCCTTGCTGGGTGGCTCCACGGCGGTGATGGGGCCGTGCCTTGCCACGTTGCCGGCGAAGTCGAGGACTAGGCATCCTTTGGGCTTTGGTCCAGCATCCATAGCGGCCCAACGTTGCTCAGGCGTGTCTAGCGGCATTCCTTTTGCGTAAGCTGGGCGACTTCCTCGCACTGCCATTTGCAAGTAAAGGCCGGGGCTCATTGTTGGCCGCAAAAATGCAATCAAGTCAACTCCAGTATGGTCGAAGCCTGTTGTAAAAATTCCGACTCCAACCATGCAGCGCAGTTGACCGGCTTTGAACCGTTGCACGATGCTGTCACGTTCGGCGCCGGGCGTTTGTCCGGTCAGGCACTCGGAGTCGATGCCTTGCTGAATCAAAAGCTCTGTGATGTGTTGCGCATGTATGACGCCTGAACAAAAAATCAGCCAGCTTTTGCAGTCTTGCCCACGCTGCACCATTTCAGCCACGGCACGATTGTTGTTGTCTGCCGTATCGACTGCGGCCTCAAGTTGTGACGCCACAAACTCCCCGCCTTGCTTTTTCACTCCACTGGTGTCAATGGTTAATGATGTGTGCTTGCTTTGCAGCTTGCACAAATAGCCGTCATGGACTAGCTGTTCGATTGTGACCGGCTCAATGATGTCTGTGAAAATTGCATCATCGCCTTCGGTAATCATTCCTTGGCCTAGCCTGTACGGGCTTGCCGTATAGCCAATAATGCGCATGTTTGGATTGATTGCCAGCAATTCGCCAATCAGCTTGCGATAGTTGCCGGTTTCAGTCGTTGAAATAGCGTGGCATTCGTCGATGATGCATAGGTCTATCCATCCAATCTCTTTTGATTTTTTGGCCAGCGATTGAATGCCTCCATAGGTTATAGGTTCCGTCAGACAGCGGCGCTTGAGCGAAGCCGAGTAAATGCCAGCGGGCGCATTTGGCCACAATTCGCGCAGCTTTGCGTAGTTTTGGGAGATCAACTCTTTGACGCCAACCATCATCAAAACGCGAGTCTCTGGCCAGTTTTGCACAGCGTCACGCACCACTGAGCCAATCACTACGCTTTTACCGCTACCGCCTGGCAGACACACAACCGGATGCCCGGTTGGATTTTTCTCAAACCATTGATAGAGCATATCAATGGCTTTTTGTTGGTATGGTCTGAGTTGCATCACCCAACCACCCTTGCGCCAAAGTGCGCCCATTCGTTTTTGATGCCGCTGGCGCAGGCTTGCGGGTTGGCGACAATCTCGGCGCTGCTGTATTCAGGCTGCGACACCTTGCCGTAGGGCGTCAACCAGATCACGCCCGCATCGGTCGGCTCGTACTGCCACGGCACCAGATCAGGGTGAAGAATGTGACTGTCGCAGCCGTTGCGCTGAGCTTCGGCGTCGGGAATGTCGGCTCCCCAATGGGCACATGTCCATCGTCCGTCACGCTCGGCGGTGCTGTGCAGGCAGGTGCGGCAGTTGACTTGCTTGGTCAGCTTGCTGCCGTGGCACTGGTCGTGGGCGGCGCAGTAACGACATTCGTACCATGTCGGGTCGGCGCTCAGTGGCTCGGGCATCCGATCGGCTGTGGCCAGCCGTTGGGCCTTGGCGTACAGTTCAAAGCTGGCCTTGGTGTCACGCTCCACGCGCTCGGTGTAGATGGCGTCCGAGTCTTTATTCACGGCGTAATACAGTGCGCGGTCAACGTCAAACGCGGCCATGTAAACCTGCATCTGCGCCCAGTGTTGCGGTTTGCTTTTCTGGACGCCTTGCTTTTCCAAGTCGGCAAAGCTCTTGGCGCTGTGTGTCTTGATTTCCAATATGTGATTGGCCTTCGGCGCTTCAGGCAGTCCACCGGTGATGATGCCGTCACACGACCCGCCAAAGTGGCCATCGGCAAAGTTCCATTGCTTGCGCGTCTCTGGGTTGATGGTGGACACGTTGCAACCGGCAAGTCGCAAGTCCTCATGCACGGTGCGCTCCTCCAGTTGGCCACGGCGAAACAGGCGCAGGATGCGGCCTGGAAACTTCTCAATCACTGCCCAGCGAAACGACAGCCAAATCCAGCGGTCGCAGGGATGGCCGATAACGCTTGCGCCCAGGTGCGGGCGCGGGTGATCCTTTTTGGCTTCGTGCGCGGCGTCTATTTTGGCGATGAGGCTATTCATGGGGGGTGGTATTTGCATGGCTGAAAATGGGGGCTTGCGCCCCCTGTGTGGTTACTTCTTCATCCAAGGCGGTGCGGCTTTGGCCGGTGCAGCAGGCGCGGCACTGGCTTTGGGCATGCCAGCCGGTGCAGCCGATGGCATGGCTCCATCCGTGCCTTTGTAGGCTTTGACCTCGTTGCTGGCCTCATACGTCTTGCCGGTCGCCGGATCGGTGCGGGCTTCGCGGATAGCGAGCTTCACAGTGACACTGCCGCCGATAAGTTGGTCGGTGTCTTGCAGTGTGGCCAGTCCGATGGCTTTCATGAGTGCGCCAAGCTGGGCACGGCCAATTTGTTCGGCGGCGCTGCTCTTGTTGCGGATGTTGACGTTCGCAAACACCACACGCCCGGCATGCGTTGGGCCGGTGACATCGAGGCGCAGCTTGATGTATTGGCCGGTGCCATCATTCGTGGCCTTGAGTTCGGCGTCTTTGATGACGGTCTGATAGTCGCCGGGTGGCAGTGGGCTGTAATCGCCTCCTGTGTCTTCAGGCAGTTCGTTGACGTTGATGGGTTGGTCGAGGTATGCCATGTGGTTACTCCTTTGTGATGGCAGTGATGGAATAGGACGGGCGTCCTGCGGTGGTGGTGATGGCCGGTGCGAGTTTGGCGCGTGCAGCGTCTTCCAGATTGCCCCATGCACGCAAGTCCAATTCAGGCTTCCAGCGGCAGACGATAGCCAGCAGGTGCGACAAGCCGTTTTCAGCGGCGGCCTCTTGGATCAGGTCTGCATCGACTTTGCGGGTCAGTCGGCTGGTGACTTTGATCTTGTAGTTGAGCGTTTCGACGGTCTTGACGCCTTCGTCGGTTTCGGCAATACCCAGCGCGGCGGTGAGCTTGTCTTCGGCCTCACGGCGGCGCTGCACGGCGTCGGCTTCAGCTTGCTTGGCCTCTGCCCAAACGATGGCGAGTGCGTTGATTTGGTCTTCTGTCACATCAGGCTCCAATTTTGTTGATGATCGCACCCAGATCAGGCGCTTCCCACATGTCGAGCTTGCCCGCTGCACGGTTTTTGGCCTGCCATGTTCCGTCCGAGTCGGTCATGAGCATCCGGTGCGTCTGGCCTTCGGCGTCTTTTTCCACGCGCAAGGCCATGACCAGATCGAAAAAGTAAGGCAGCTGCATGGTCAGGGTCTTACCAGGCATCGATGGCGCGTAGAGCATCTTGCCGGTTTCGTCCTGCGCCTTTTCGCATTTGGCCGTAAACATGACGTGCCTGCCGGGCAGATCACGAAAGCCCCGGATCATGCCGGTCATGATGGTGTTCAGTTCTCCGTAGGCGGCGCGTCCGTCCTTGTTTCGCTTGAGCTCCTCACCCAGCACCACTTCGGCAATCTCGCTGATCGAATCGAGCACAACCGATTGATAGTGCGTCGCATCGCTGCTGTTTTGCAGCCAGTCGTAGGCCTCCATGAGATCGGCCATACTGCCGATTTCGATGAAAGGCACGTCAGCGTCTGCGATCGACAGCAAGCCGCCCTCGGC